CCAAACGCATTACCATCTAATGGTGGTACGACAACATTAAGTTCATCAAAAATTAATCACCCAGCGGCTTGGGAAGCGTTGGAAAAATATGTTGGTTTTTCAACAATTAATGAATTGGTTTATAGTAATAATGGGTCATTTATAACCGACTTTTTTATTGATATGGATATAGCATTCAATGAGACAAATGTTAAATTATTTTCACCACTCATTAAATCTTATGCAACACAAAAATTAAAACAATTTAGAGAATCTCAAATACCACCAATACAACCATCGGCAACAATTCCTGAACCGATAATTGCTTATGCAACCTTGACTGATGGAACAACAGCACAAGTAATTAAAGGGCCAAGTTCCCTAATTAATATAATAGATAAAAGAAGAGTTAGATTATTAACTTCAGAAGGAAAGACAATAGATATATCCACAGCCGAAATATCCACAAAAACTAATCGAGAATTAATAGTCGACGCGATAACTAACTTTTACGGAAATATATATGTTAACCCAATAGTTGGTAATGTAACAGAAGTTCCATTACCTTCATATCCTTTGGTTCCAAACACATCCTCGAAATATGGTAAAAGAAAGTTTGTTAAAACTCTAAATGATTATTTGAAATCCACTGAAAAATTCAAAGATTCTGTATTAAATAACGTTTTAATTCAAGTTGGTACCCAACTACCTAAAGTAGTTGTTGACCCAATAGAGTCGGCTCCAAATACCGTACAAGGAACACCAACTCCACTAGAACTTTGGGATAGTTTCAAATCTTTTAACGACAAATGGATTTCAGGAACTGATGTAAAAAGTAAAACTCTATTTGAGGATATTATGATTTTAGATAGAGCAAACAGAGATATTGGAAATAAGTTTTTTGTTGATATAGAGTTATTAAAGAATAGAATGAAAAACATTCCAGTTACAATGTCAGTTAAAACATTTGTTAATTCAATACTAGAAGAAAATAGATTTGTTGTTATGAATCTACCTTCTTATATGAACTTTTATGGAATACAAGACCCTGTAAAAAATGGTAAACCTAAAGTGGAACCTTTGAATGAATTTGCAAACTCCTTGTTTGGGACATTTACCAATGTCGACTATAGAAATTCCACATCAAAAATGATTTGTATTTATGGTGGAAAACCAAGTAGTCATTTAGAAATAAATAAAAATATTGATTATAGATATAGAAATGATTCTTTTGATATTACAAAAGCGGCTGATAATCCTGTAGTAGATTCATTGAAAGATAAGACCGACCACGCGTTATCAAACAAAGTAGTTGGATTCAACGTTGATATTGGACCTCAAAACCAAGGTGTTTTTAGTAATTTTTCTGTCTCACAAGAACAAGGATTAGCCACCGCTGAATCTATGAGAATATTAAATGATATGGCTAATTTAGGTGGTAATAGAGCCGCTTCAACACAAAGTAATTCTTTATTCAACGTATATAAAAATAGAAGTTATAGTTGTTCGGTAGAAATGATGGGTAATGCTATGATTCAACCAACAATGTATTTTAATTTGAGATATGTTCCAATGTTTAGTGGTCCATATATGATAACAGGAGTTGAACATACTATAGGTTCAGGGGACTTTAAAACAAGATTTACAGGTGTTAGACAACCTGTTGCTAATCTACCAATTTTAGACAACTATCTACAAACTTTATTGAAGAGTTTGGTAAAAATTGTTAAAGATGAAATTGAACAACAAAAACAAAAAGCGGCAAGTGCAAACGCAGTCACAAGTGGACAAACAGCAAATTCCGTAAACGCACAAGCTTCTGAAGAAACTAAAACAGGAAACAACTCAGGATGTGTACCAACTATAACTAATTTCACAACTTACGAACCAACTATTGACCCACCTAGTACAATACTTTCAGCTCGCGATATGGCAACAAATGTTAGTTTAATTTCAAACACATTTACAATATCCAATAAAGACGCTTTGGGACAACTATTGTTCATTTCAGCGTATATGGCAAGTTGGAACGAAACTAATTTTAGTGGTCCATCGAATAATTTTACTAATCTAACTTTAACCACAAGTTGGGGAGGACAAAACACTTATCTAAACAAATCAAAAAAATATTATTGTGGAAAAAATTCATCAACAAATTTACCATTTGCGGTTTTTGAAAATACGGTTGATAATTTAGAAATGTTAGCTAACTATCTGAAAAATTACGTTGTGGCATCAAAAGTTGTAAAAGGTGATGTAGATAAATTAACTGACCTTTGGACTAAAAATGTGGCATCTAAAGGTGCACCTGTAGGCCCAGGATTAGATACACAATATATAAAAGAAAAAGTTAAAAAAGCTTTGATTTTATATGATGATTTATCAGTGTAAATTTTACCAGATTTCGATATATTTATAAAAAAAAGTTATGAACGTAAAATTATTATTAGACAATTATTTAGGCAAAAACATCAGACACACCGAAAAAGATTTGGGTGATGGTTCTAAACAAGTATGTGATTTAGATACTGGTGAATGTTATATCGTTAGAATGAAAGATGGTTTGATTGAAAGAGTTGATAATACGTTAAAAACAAATAAAAAAATTCAGGTTGAAACTTTACACGGAGTTAAACAACTTTTAAACGGATAATCCTATGAAAATAGATGTTAAAATTTTAGATGAAATAAACAGATATAATAAAATAAACACTTATATATCTGAACAAGACGCTCCACCACCATTACCTACAGGTGATGAAGGAGCAACTCCACCACCGGCACCTACCACAGACGTTCCGGCACCAGCCCCAACTGATACACCAACACCTCCAACAGATACCAAAGAACCTGAAAAAGTTGATTTGGACACTGATAAGGATGTAGAAAAAGTTGGTGATGAATCAAAAAATAAAAAAGAAATTGAAGTTACAGATTTAGTGAAATCTCAAAAAAATATACAAACAAAACAAGATGACTACTTTGATAATCTTTTTAAATCTTTGAACAACTTAGAACAAAAACTTTCAGATATGGATAAAATAATGGATAAATTAAATTCATTAGAAATGAAAGTTGAAAAATATAGAATTAAATCTCCTGAAGAAAAAATGGAATTAAGAACATTAGATTCAGGACCATACAATCAAAAACTAACTGATTTCTTTCACGATAAAGAATCGGATTTTGAAAAGTCAGGAAAAGAACAATATATTCTTACTAAAGATGATGTTGAAGATTATTCTCCGGCAGAAATCAAAAGGAGTTTTAGAAACTTTGAAGGTGACACTTTCACCAATATTTAATCAAAGGGGTCTGAAAAGACCCTTTTTTATTTGACTATATCTCATCATAGTTGTATATTTGTTTTATTAATCAACAAAAAACATACAATATGGCGACAAATTCCTTAGACGCAGTACTTTCGCAGTACGAACAATCGAAACAAGGTGGTTCATCACCTTACAAAATGTCTCAAGAAGACAGAATGAAAAAATACTTTGCGGCAATCCTCAAAGAAAGTGAAAAACAAGCTCAACGAAGATTACGAATCCTTCCTACTACAGATGGAAGTTCACCATTCAAAGAAGTTTGGTTTCACGAAGTACAAGTGGATGGTAAATGGCAAAAGTTTTATGACCCAGGTAAGAACGATAATCAACGTTCACCATTATCTGAAGTTTATGAAGAACTTATGTCTACTGGTAAAGAGTCAGATAAAGAACTGGCAAAACAATATAAACCACGTAAATTTTATATTGTAAAAGTTATTGACCGAGACAATGAACAAGATGGACCTAAGTTTTGGAGGTTTAAACACAACTATAAAAACGAAGGTATCTTAGATAAAATTATTCCAATATGGAGACAAAAGGGTGATATTACCGATGCAGAAACAGGACGTGATATTATTCTTGAACTCACTAAAGCTAAAACTCCAAAAGGAGCATACTATACGGTAATCCAGACCGTAATGTATGATGACCCATCACCAGTTCATAAAGATAAAGAAACTTCAAAATCTTGGGTTGAAGATTCTATGACTTGGGCGGATGTTTATTCAAAAAAACCTGAGGATTATCTCGAAGCAATCGCACGAGGAGAAACTCCACGTTGGGACTCAGATGCTGGAAAATACGTTTTTGCAAGTACTACTGAATCTGTAACAACTATAGGAGGTTCTAAAGTGGCTGACCCCCAAGCAAACGCTGAACCTGACGATGATATGCCCTTTTAACTAAAATTGCATGGACACTAGCATAGACAAAGTGTCCATGCTTTCTTATACTTAAAATATGAAAACAACTAAAACAATTATTGCAGTTCTAATTTGTCTGTTGATGACAACAAATCTGTTGTCTCAAAACAAAATATCCATATCCGCAAAAGCGGGTCTAAACCTAAGTAACACAAAAACTTTTATTGATACTACTTGGAATACAAAATCAACCCCAGGGGCCAATGTTGGAATAAATGTAACTTTTCCAATAAAAAGTTTATTTTTACAAACAGGAATTTCATTCAGTCAAAAAGGTTTTAATTATGAAACTACTGAAACCAATTGGAATGGAGAAACTATTAAATCAACAATACTGATGAAGACAGATTATATTGAACTACCCATCAGTTTAGGAAAAAAGTTCTCTATAAATGATAATATAGGAATTAGTATTCTTCTTGGAGGGTATTTAGGTTCAGCACTTTCAGGTAATATTACCCAAAGTTATGAGTATTTAGGACAAATTGAAAAAACTAATGAGTTAATGCATTGGGGACAAGATAGAGATTTTATAAGACTAGATTATGGTTACAATTTTGGAGTTGAGTTTAGTTATAAAATGATTTCTCTTGGTGTACAAAAAACAAATGGGATTTGTAACTTTATGACTGATGATGGTGAACTATACAATAGAACATTAACTTTTTACACATCATATAAATTTTAAAATAATGGAAAACAGAATTAAAGAAAAAATGTTTGACGCTTTGGTAACAAAGTATCGTGGTCAAATGTTAGAAGCTGAATCATCACTTATGGTTTATTTCAACTCTCCTGTCGGTATTGGAGAACATCCACAACACATCGAAGAAATGGATAAATTAGTAGAAAAGATTGCAAATGCAAAAGACAAATTGGAAACTTTCGAAGAGTTCTACAAATATAATATCAGATAATTATGGCAATTAAAAAGAATGATTTTAGTTCGGTAAAGAAAAAATTCTCTACTTCAGCAAAGTACAAACCACAACGTTTCTTTGATTTAGGAACAGAGTTTTTAGATGCAGTTGGATTACCTGGCCCTGCAATTGGTCACTTAAATATGTTTCTTGGTCACTCTGATACAGGAAAAACAACTGCACTTATTAAAACTGCGGTTGATTGTCAAAAGAAAGGAATTCTTCCGGTGTTTATTATTACTGAACAAAAATGGAGTTTCGAACACGCAAAACTTATGGGTTTTGAATGTGAAGAAGTTGTTGATACAGAAACAGGTGAAGTAGATTGGGATGGGTTTTTTATATTCAATAATAACTTTGATTATATCGAACAAATTACGGACTACATTAATAGTTTGTTAGACGCTCAAGAAAAAGGTGAACTTGAATATAGTTTATGTATAATGTGGGATTCTGTTGGTTCAGTTCCTTGTAAAATGACTTTTGAAGGCAAGGGGGGCAAGCAACATAATGCTAGTACTCTTGCGGACAAAATAGGAATGGGTATTAACCAAAGAATTTCAGGTTCTAGGAAATCCGATTCAAAATTTGAAAATACATTACTTATCGTGAACCAACCTTGGGTCCAACTACCCGATAATCCATTTGGTCAACCTAAAATTAAAAGTAAAGGTGGTGAAGCTATCTGGTTAAACTCATCTTTGGTATTTTTATTTGGAAATCAAAAGGATGCTGGCACAACAAAAATTACTGCTACGAAAGACAAAAGAAATGTTAAGTTTGCCTCAAGAACAAAAGTTTCAGTTTTAAAAAATCATATCAATGGTTTAGGTTATGATGATGGACGTATTATAGTTACTCCCCACGGATTTATTTCAGGAAAAGATACAACTGAAGAAAAAACTTCGATTGAAAAATACAAAAAAGAATATTCTGAATATTGGAAAAACGTTCTCGGGGTAGAAGGTGATTTTGATTTGAAAGAAGAAAAACCAGAAGAATAATCTATTTATAGTAGTGGAAACAAAAGTTTGTTCAAAATGTAAACTCGAAAAAAAATTGACAGAATTTAACAAACAATCAAGAGTTAAATGTGGTTTAAGGAGTAATTGTAGAGAATGTCAAAGAAAAGAAAGTAAAAAATACAAACTTGAAAACAAGGACAAAATAAAAAAATACAACGACGAGTGGAACAAAAAAAATTCAGAATACTATGAAAAGTATTTCAAAGAATATTATATTACTAATTACGAAAGAGAAAAACAACGTAAAAAAAATTGGTTCAAAAATAACAAAAACTATTTGAATAATTATAACAAACAAAGAAAAAAACGAGATATGTTGTTCAAAATTATTTCAGATATGAGAAATTCAGTAAATAGATATATCAAATATAAATCAAAACGTACTTTTGAAATCGTTGGTTGTACACCAGAATTTCTTAAGGAATATTTAGAAAAACAATTCAAAGATGGTATGAGCTGGGAAAATAGACATTTGTTTCACATTGACCATATAATACCTTTATCTTCCGCAAAAACTGAAAAGGAAATTTACAAATTATGTCATTACACAAACCTACAACCACTCTGGGTTGATGAAAATTTGAAAAAAAGTAACAAAATTGTAGAACCATTTAAATAAACCTAAGTGATTAAAACATTATTAGTTGACGGAAATAATCTGTTAAAAATAGGATTCCACGGGGTAAAAGAATTTTATCACGATGGTAGACACGTAGGTGGATTATGGCACTTTGTTAATACTTTAAGAAAGATTATTGAAGAAAAAAATTTCGATAAAGTAGTCGTTTTTTGGGACGCTCAAGGTTCTAGTTCAAATAGAAAATTAATATATCCCAAATACAAAGAAAACCGAAAAATTCTTATACAGAAAGCAAGGAAGAATCTTACGAAACTCAAAAAAGTCGAATCAAATCTTATTTAGAAGAAACGTTTATTAGACAAATTGAGTGTGTAAATAATGAAGCGGACGATTTAATCGCTTATTATTGTAAAATTTCTGATAACGAGTTTAAAACTATTTTTTCGTCGGATGGTGACTTGACTCAACTTATTTCAGAAAAAGTTGTGGTTTATTCACCCCTATTAAGGGTAACCTATAAAAAGGGAGACAAAATAAAGTTCAAAAATTTAGATATCCCCCATTTCAATGTTTTAACCTACAAAATACTTTCGGGTGATAAGTCAGATAATATTGATGGAATACAACTTTTAGGTGAAAAAACTTTAATAAAATTATTTCCTGAGCTACTTGAAAAAGAGGTTAAAGTTTCAGATATTTTAACCAAGGCAGAACAATTACTTACAGAAGATAAAGATAACGTGGCTTTGAAAAATTTACTATCAGGTAAAACAAAAACGGGTATTTTTGGTAATGAGTTTTTTTACATTAACGATAAAATCGTTAATTTAGACAACCCTTTGATTACTGATGAAGGTAAACAAATAGTTGAGCTTTATTATAATGAAACATTAGACCCTGAAGGTCGAGGTTATAAGAACCTAATGAAGATGATGATGGAGGATGGTTTATTTAAATTCCTTCCCAAATCAGATGACGCTTGGGTTTATTTTTTAAAACCATTTTTAAAACTAACAAGAAAAGAAAAAAAGAAATATGAATCAAACAAGTAAACAACCAAATGAACAAGAAGTAACCAAATTAGAGTTTCTTCTTACGGTAAACAACAATTTTATCGTACAACGTTTTTTTAACGTAAAGGACTTCAATCCTAAAGCCAAATCTTCCGTTGAACTTTATGAGTTCATCAGAAATTTTAAAGAAACCTTATTCCACGAATTAAAAATGAAATCTGTGGTGTATATGTTGGATAATTCCGCTGAAATCTATGACAATCCTGAAGTTCTAAATACTTCATATACAGATGGACCGGAAACTTTTAATATCTATTTAAAACATAACGACAGAGTTATAATGCATCGAGTATTTGACGCGAAACTATTCCCACCCAAAATTAGATATACTGTTGATGTTAGACCACATATTAGAAATTTATTGTATAGTTTAACTGATATTTTTTCTTCAAAAAATTTAACTTTCCAATATATGGAAAATGTCCAACTTCAATAATATTTATATAATACACTGATAGAATTTTATGGCGGCGAATAAAAATTTTGAGTATTTGGGAAGCACTTTTCAGTTACAACTTTTAAACCAAATCATTGTTGATAAGGAATTTGCCCGCTCCATTATTGATGTTATCCAAACAAATTATTTTGAAAATAAGTACTTCAAAATAATAATTCAAATGGTTAAAGAGTACTATAAAAAGTACGAACACACACCATCTTTTGAAACTTTAGAACAGATAACCAAAGCTGAACTCCAACAAGAATCAGCATCTAAGATAGTATTAGATACTCTTGGTAAAATCAAAAATGCTCCTGTTGAGGGTATGGATTTTGTTCAAGAAAAAAGTAAAAAGTTTTGTAAACAACAAGAGTTACAAAAAGCAATGTTATCGGTTCAAAAAATAATCGACGGGGGTGAATTCGAAAATTATGATAAAGCTGAACAACTAATAAGAGAGGCCCTACAAGTAGGAATTGTTGAGGAAGGCTCATCTGATGTTTTTAGTAATCTTGACGAAGTTTTAAACGAAGATTATAGACATCCAATTCCTATTGGAATACCTGGAATTGACAGATTACTTAAAGGTGGTTTAGCAAAAGGTGAAATAGGGGTTGTTTTAGCTCCTACAGGGGTAGGTAAAAGTACTATGTTAACTAAAATTGCGAATCACGCATTCAATTTAGGATACAACGTACTTCAAATATTTTTTGAGGACAATCCTAAAATTATTCAAAGAAAACATATAACTTTGTGGACTAAAATTCACCCCGACGAACTATCTATTAAGAAAGATGATGTTCTTAAAAAAGTGAAAGAGGTAAAAGAAACTATGACCAATAAGTTAATATTACAAAAATATCCCTCTGATACTATGACTATGTTACAAATCAAGAATTCTATTCGTAAAATGACTGCTGATGGTATTAAAATTGATTTGGTTCTTCTTGATTATATAGATTGTGTTGTTCCTGATAAAAATTTAGGTGATGAGTGGAAAAGTGAAGGTTCGGTTATGAGAGCTTTTGAAGCTATGTGTCACGAAATGGACATTGTCGGTTGGACAGCAACTCAAGGTAATAGAAGTTCAATCTCATCTGAAGTTGTAACTACAGACCAAATGGGTGGTTCAATCAAAAAAGCCCAAGTTGGACACGTAATCATATCTGTGGCAAAAACTTTACAACAAAAAGAGATGAAATTAGCGACAATTGCAATAACAAAATCACGTATTGGTGATGATGGTATAGTTTTTGAAAATTGTAAGTTTGATAATAGTATGTTGGAAATTGATACAGAAAGTTCAGTTACATTTTTAGGACTTGAAGAAAAACAAGAAGAAAAAAATAGAGAACGAATTAAAGACCTTATGGAAAAACGTAAACAAAAAACACAATAATAATTATGGAAAATATATTAAAAGAAAACCCAAACAGATTTGTAATCTTTCCAATTCAATATAATGATATTTGGGAATATTATAAAATGCATCAAGCAGCATTTTGGACCGCAGAAGAAATTGATTTATCAAATGATATTAGAGATTGGGAAAATCTGTCTGATAATGAAAGATACTTTGTAAAAAATGTACTTTCATTTTTTGCGGCATCCGATGGTATTGTAAATGAAAATCTGGCTGAGAATTTCTATCGTGAAGTACAATATCCTGAAGCTAAGTTCTTCTACGGATTTCAAATTGCTATGGAGAATATACACTCATTAATGTATTCACTTCTTATTGATACCTATGTGTCAAACCAACAAGAAAAAGACGAATGTTTTAACGCGATTGAAAGATTACCTGCTGTGGCTAAGAAAGCTAATTGGGCTTTAGAATGGATTAAAAACGCATCGTTTCAAGAACGACTCGTTGCTTTTGCGGCAGTTGAGGGAATTTTCTTTTCAGGTTCTTTTTGTTCTATATTTTGGTTAAAATCAAGAGGAATTATGCAAGGACTTTGTAACGCAAACGCTTTAATATTCAAAGATGAAAATTTACATTGTGATTTTGCAATTCATCTGTTAAATAATCACGTTGAAAACAAACCAAGTGAAAAACGTATTAAAGAAATATTATTATCGGCTTTGGAAATTGAGAAAGAGTTTATTACAGAATCTCTTCCGGTTTCTTTAATTGGTATGAACTCAAATTTAATGAAACAATACTTAGAATTTGTTGTAGATGGATTGTTGTTAAAGTTTGGTTGTAAAAAACACTTTAATGTGGAACAACCATTCAAGTTTATGGAACAAATTGCGGTTGAAACTAAAGGTAATTTCTTTGAATCACGTACCGTCGAATATCAAAAAGCAAAATTAAATGAAACTTTAACATTTACCGACGACTTTTAATCTACTATCTTAATATACTATGATGTCTCTTAAAATTAAAAAAAGAAGTGGTGAAGACGCCGCTTTCAATCCTCAAAAAATTTACAACAGGATTAAACGTTCTGCAAAAGGACTAAATGTGAATTCTGATGAAATTTTTATAAAGGTTATTACTTCAGTACCTGTTGAAGGTGAAATAACAACAAAAGAACTTGATAAACTTGTTTATGAAATTGCTGCGGCTTATACAGGGAGTCATCACGACTATTCTCGATTGGCTTCTTCAGTGGCAATATCTTCATACCACAAAGAAACAAACCCAAGTTTCTATGAAACTATGGTTGAGCTTCATAAGTCGGGTATAATAAATGATGAACTAATGACTATGGTTAGTTCTTATGGTTCATCTGAAATTGATAAAGTAATAAATCACGACAACGATTATAATTTTGATTATTTTGCTTGGCGTTCTTTACACGAAATGTATTTGTTAAAGTTACCAAGTGGAAAAACCATCGAAAGACCACAACATATGTATATGAGAGTTGCTTTGTGGGTAACCAAAACTTTTGAAGAGGCCGTATCATACTATAAATCACTTTCAAGTCAATTAATATCACCAGCGACTCCAATAATGATTAACTCAGGAACTAAAATTCCTCAGTTGGCGTCTTGTGTTCTTCATTATAATAACGAAGATTCAAGGTCAGGACTATTGGACACGATTACCGATATTTCAACGTATTCAGCAGACGCTGCTGGTATTGGACTTTGTATGTCTAATATTAGAAGTAAAGAAACAAGAATATCCTCTTCAGGTGGATACGCTGGCGGTTTATTAAAATATCTAAAAATTGTTAATGAATCTCTGAGATTTTTTAATCAACAAGGACGACGACCTGGAAGTGCAGCGATTTACCTTGAACCTTGGCATAAGGACATTATGGATTTATTAGAGATTAAAAAGAACACAGGTGCAGAAGAGTTGAGAGCTCGTGATTTATTCACCGCACTTTGGATTCCTGATAATTTTATGAGAGCGGTTAAAACAAACTCTGATTGGTATTTGTTTTGTCCTAATGACATTAAAAAAGCGGGTATTAAACCTCTTCAAGAAACATATGGTACTGAGTATGAAGAAAACTACAATAAAGCGGTTTCTTTAGGGATTGGAAAGAAAGTTAAAGCACAAGATATCTGGTCCAAAATAGTTGAATCTCAAATAGAAACAGGAGTTCCATACTTATGTTCAAAAGATAACGCTAATCGTAAGACAAATCACTCAAACATAGGTGTAATCAAACAATCAAATCTTTGTAATGAAATTTACCAATATACCGATGAAAAAAACACAGCTATTTGTACACTTTCATCTATGGTTTTAAAAAATTTTATTGTTGATGGAAAGTTTGATTTCCTTCTTCTTTATAACGAAACAAGAAAGGTTGTCCGAGCTTTAAACAAAGTTATTGATATTAATAGTTACTCAACACAAAAAGGTAAAAAAGGTGGTTTAGAACAACGAGCAATTGCAATTGGAACACAAGGATTAGCTGATGTGTTTTATTTGATGGACTATGTGTTTACCGATGAAGAAGCTAAAACTTTAAACAAACAAATTTTTGAAACTATATATTTTGCGGCAATTTCTGAAAGTTGTGAATTGTGTAAAACCGGAGAATATAAACCTTACGACTATTTCCAAGGTTCACCAATGTCAAAAGGTGTTTTCCAATTTGATATGTGGGACAATCAACAATTATATTCTTCAGAAGAAAATAAACCTTCAGGATTATGGAATTGGGGTGATTTAAAAGAAAATGTAATGAAGTATGGTGTGTGTAATTCATTATTCACAGCACAAATGCCGGTTGCATCTTCAGCTAAAATTACTGGTTCATACGAAATGACAGAACCGGCTCACTCGGCAATTTTTAATAGAAGAGTTGTTGGTGGAGAAATTATGATTGTTAACAAATATTTGATTAA